AAAGAAAAGTTGCACGATTTTTATTTGATCAAAAATATATATCCCCTTTTACAGACTACTGGGGAGTATGGAATGATGAACAAGTGCCAAACACTTATTCTCATTATGGAGATTTAGTAATGGAAACACTATTACAAAAAGCAAAACCTGTAATGGAAAAACATACAGGATTAAAGTTATCCGAGACATATGCTTATGCAAGAATTTATAAAAAAGGAGATGTTTTAGTTAGACATAAAGATAGATATTCCTGTGAAATATCTACTACCTTAAATCTGGGAGGTGATTCATGGCCGCTTTATTTAGATCCAACAGGTAACAAGGGTCAAGCTGGTATTAAGGTAGATCTTAAACCAGGTGATATGTTAATATATTCTGGCTGCGAGCTAGAGCATTGGAGAGAAGAGTTTACTGGTAAGGACTGTGCTCAAGTATTTTTACATTATAACAAAGCATCTTCTAAAACAGCGAAAGAAAATCAATACGATAAAAGACCATTTTTAGGCTTGCCTGGTTGGTATAAAGGCTTTAAGTTACCTAAATAATATTGTATATAATAATATGGCGGGAGATATCTCCACCACAGAATATCTCCTGCCTTACTATTAGGATTTTTTATGCTACAAAAGATAAACATTCAGCCAGGATTTAATAAACAAGTTACAGCAACCGGAGGCGAAGGCCAATGGGTTGACGGGGACTATGTACGTTTTAGATATGGTTCACCAGAAAAAATAGGTGGTTGGGCTCAGTTAGGAGATATAACTTTAACTGGCAGAACGACTGCTATACACCAATTTGTAAATTCAGATGGCATTAAATATTCAGCACTAGGCACAAACAGAATTTTATATGTATATTCAGGAGGTGCTTTTTATGATATTACTCCTATTAAAGCTACAACAACATTAACCAGTGCTTTTACAACAACAAATGGCGATGCCACAGTCACACTTACATTTTCATCTGATCATAATATTTCTAAGTACGATATTATTCTTTTGGATAATTTTACCGCTATTACCAATTCTAATTTTGACTCTGATGATTTTGATGATAACGTATTCATGGTTGCAACCGTCCCTACTTCAACAACGCTTACAATTGAAATGGGATCTAATGAATCAGGATCAGGAGCATCCACATCAGGTGGAATAAGAGTACAACATTACTATTCAATAGGACCTGCAGTTGAAGAATCAGCAGCTGGTTGGGGACTAGGAGCATGGGGCGGAACTGTTGCTGGAGAAGTTACTTCAACATTAGATGGAGCTTTAACTTCAGGTTCATCAAGTATTGTTCTTGATGATTCATCAGGATTTCCTGCATCAGGAACTGTGGTAATAGACGATGAAAGAATTGCTTATACATCAAACACTACTGGTACAGGAACTTTAGGAGGTTTAACTAGAGGATCAGATAACACAACAGCAGCTAGTCACTCAGATGCAGCCACTGTAACTAATGCATCAGACTATACAAAATGGGGAGCATCACAAACAGGTGACATTGTAACAGCCCCTGGTATTTGGTCATTAGATAATTTTGGTAATAAATTGATTGCAACTATTTCAGATGGAGCTACTTTTGAATGGAATTCAAATGCAACCGGTGCAACTTCAACTAGAGCTACAGTTGTAAGTGGTTGTCCTACAGCCACACAATTTACTTTAGTTTCTACACCTGACAGACACTTAGTTTGTTTTGGAACAGAAACTACAATTGGAACAACATCTACTCAAGATGATATGTATGTAAGATGGTCTTCTCAAGAGTCTTTAACGACTTGGACTCCAACTTCAACTAACACTGCCGGTACACAAAGACTTGCAGATGGTACAAGAATTGTTGGAGCGATAAGAGGTAGAGATGCAATTTATATTTGGACTGATACTGCTCTATTTGTTATGAAATTTGTTGGTCCACCTTTCACTTTCTCATTTCAACAAGTTGGAACTAACTGTGGATTGATTGGACAAAATGCTGCAGTTGAAGTTGATGGATCTGCATACTGGATGTCAGAAAATGGCTTTTTTAGATACACTGGACAACTACAATCTTTACCGTGTTTAGTTGAAGATTTTGTTTACGATGGTCTAGCAGATGTACCTAGACAACACATTTTTGCAGGACTAAATAATTTATTTGGAGAAGTGACTTGGTTCTATCCAGGTAGTGGAGCTACAGCTAATTCTAGAGCCGTTACATACAATTATATGGATTCAAGTGGTGAGCGACCTATATGGACTGTAAGTTCACTTGCAAGATCTACTTGGGCTGACTCATCCATATTTGGCAAGCCGCACGGAACTGAATATGATTCAAGTGCTACAAGTGATGCAACAGTTGGTAATACAGATGGTGTGACTACTTATTATGAACATGAAACAGGGCAAAATCAAATTAAAGCTGGAGCAACAACAGCTATTCAAGCTAGTATAGAGTCAGGAGATTTTGATTTAGACCAAAAAGGTTTAGCTGGTGATGGAGAATTTATGTTAAAGATTAGAAGAGTGATACCTGACTTTTTAACTCAAACAGGAGATGCAAGAGTTACATTAAACTTAAAAAATTACCCAACAGATGCACAAGCAAGTTCATCACTTGGACCTTTTACATCAACAACTACTACAACTAAAATAGACACACGTGCTAGAGCAAGAGCTATATCTTTAAAAGTAGATAACACTGGACTAACTCAGCACTGGAAACTTGGTACTTTTAGATTAGATATACAACCGGATGGAAGAAGATAATGGCTAGAATTGTACAATCATTAACACAACCTTTAGAAAAATACGATCAAACAGTTCAACAATCATTTGTTAGAGACGTAGATAGTATTGTAACAAAATTAAACTCAACTTTTCAACAGGATTTAAAGGACGAATTACAAGCCTTTGATTTCTTCTTAGCATAATGGCAAATAGTTTTGTAAACAAAAAAGCAGATTTAACAAGCACTAGTGCAACCACACTATATACAGTGCCTGACTTTTCTACTGCTGTTATTAAATCGATTTTAGTATCTGAAGATTCAGGTAATGCTGATACAATTACAGTGACTTTAACGGATACTTCTGATAATGTATTCAGCCTTTTTAAGACAAAATCAATATCGGCAAACGCCACTACAGAGCTGTTATCAGCACCCCTAGTCGCACAGGAGAGCGAAGTAATTAAGGTGACTGCAGCTACTGCAAATAGACTTCATGTTGTACTTTCGGCTTTAGAAATTAAGCCTAGAGACGTAACATAGACTTGATTTATTAATATAAATTGAGTAAGTATATAAACTCAGGTGAAATCCCTGCCTTTAATTTAAATTAACATGCAATATAATATGATAACACGAGCACAGATTCGCAGACAATTACGTAAAAACGGTGGCATTATGAATGTCATTCCAAGACAAGAATATGGTTTAGGTGATATAGTTAAATCCATAACAAAACCTTTCAAAAAAGTTTTAGATGTTGGAAAACAAGTTATTAAAAGCCCTATAGGTAAAGCTGCACTTTTAGGATTAGGTGGAGCAGGTCTTATGGGTTATGGACCTATGTCAGGTCTTAGTGGAATTGGAGCTAGAATAGGTGGATCAGGTATTGGACAATTTTTTAAAGGAATGGGACCTAAGTTATTAGGCACCGCAGCAGGACCATCCGCTGGTCCTTTTTCATATCTTCAAAAAGGAGTTCAGCAATTTACACCAGGTATTTTAGGCAAACTAGGTTTAACTAAAGGTGGTGGCTCTATGATGCCAACAGCTTTAGGTGGTATTACCGCAGCGAGCCTTGTTACTTATTTCATGCAAAAAGGTAAAACAGAAGAAGAAGCAATGCAATTAGCACAAGATGTTAAAAGAGGAAAAGGTTTAGGTTTAGATTTAATTAAAGCAGATGTTTCAAAATACAGATCAGGTGATCTTAGTTCATCTCAGATGTTTGATAGAGGTTACCATTTTCTAACACCTCGAGATTATATTGGAGCTAAAGGTGGAAGAGTAGGTTTAAAAGACAGTGTTAAATATATGACCGATCAAGAATTAGAAGAATTATATCCATCATTAGCTAGAGGCGAGATGTATGATTATGACAAAAAGAAAGCTATGGAAAGAAGAAAAAAGAAGGGTGAAAAGAAAATTAAAAAAGCAGAAGGCGGAAGAATTAGTTTATACGCTGGAGGAAATGGAACACCATTACCAGAAGATCCAACTAAACCCATTAACCCTTGGGCACCTAGACCAAAAGAAGGCATCAAGAGTCTAGAAGCTGGTGCATCTCCTATTAAAATAAAAGGTGATGTAAGACCAGAGAATATGAAGAAGGCTTCTTTAGAACTTAGAATAAATCCAAAAATAATAGCTGAATGGGAAGCTGACGGAGGAGTAAATGGACCTTACAAGACTCCCCAAGAATATTATGAAGCCTATTATGGAGAAACGGACTTTGCTCACGGCGGAAGAATTGGGTATTCTAATGGAAGTGATTATGATCCAGAAGACGATAGAGATATTATGGAAATTATGAGAGATGAATATGGTACATGGGATCAACATGATGCTGACTATTACTCTAAATTAAAAAAGAAAAAACCAAAAAAGAAATATAAAAGAGCTAAAGCATTCGGTGGAGGCATGGGAGTAACTATGCCAAGCGTTCCAACTGGAATGCCAAGAGTAAATACAGGTGGAATTAGAGAACTAGACTACAGACAAAGTGGAGGCTTTGTTCCAGTAGGAGTTAAAGAAAAAGCAGATGACGTTCCAGCAATGTTATCTAAAAATGAATTCGTAATGACCGCTGAT